GGCTGATATCCGTGGTATTATAAAAGCTTACCACAGACTAGAAGCCCGCATCGAATTTTTGATGCGAAACGGCGGTGAGCCGTTACATCGGAAGGTCCCTACTGGTGACCCGAAAGTCGAAGAAAGTGTGTTGGTTGACGAAACCAGCTCGGAAAATCCGGGCTGGATGATGGATATCACACCTCCTGGCTTCGACTCTGACGAGATGCCTGATAGATTCCGGACTAAGCTAGTATGTACAACTAAGACATACGAAGCGGCATCCGGGGTTTTTACTTATCATCTCGGCGACATACCCCCGACGCCCGCTTACTTGCGGGCGAAGCTTCTTGGATTAATTTTCAATGAAGCCTTATTGTGGGAAGCTCTGTCCTGGTCATGGTTGGTCGATTGGTTCTCTAACATTGGGGATGTAATTTCCAATGCACAGATGGCCATAGAAGACCGGATCGTGGCCTTGTATGCCTACTCTCAAAGACGTGTTGTCCGCGAGTATAGGTACGAGGCTTCCAACGGGTTTTACACCGTAGGCGTCACTCGTGTCTTTGACACAAAATGTCGCCGAAAGATAGATCCGTTTGGATTAGCAGCAGAAGTCGGTTTATCTGACTTGCAGTACGCCATCTTGATAGCGCTTGGGCTCACGAGAGCTTAGGCACAAACCCCTGTCAAGGTGTAATCCGTCGTGAGACGGATATCACTCTTAACTGAGAAAGATCCCAACAATGGCATTTGCTGACCCGATTACTATCACCATTAACGCTGTGAATAAGTCACTGGCTAGGGCATTTCAGCCCATCCCCGGTGGCCCGTCTCGCTTTGTGATGGCTGATGAAAGTTTCCTTGCGGAAATTTCCCATCAGATCGTTAAAGGCAAGCGGGAGCGGCACTTGTGGAAAGTCACCCAAAAGGCGATTACCGCAAATCCGTTCATTCCTGCGGAGAACATCGAGAACTACGCCTCGTGCTACTTGGTGCTGGATAACCCCAGACAGGGGTTTACCGACACTGAGTTGCAGTACCTGGTCCAGGGTACGACTAGCTTTATCGCTAGCGTTACTGGGAACAGGGACAAGTTCATTAACGGTGAGGCCTGATTAACACCAGGTCTCGTCCGCGCGTATACGTAGATGCGCGGTGGTAGTGTCGTCGCCCTGTAGTGGGGCGGCGACTTCGATCGGAGCCAGAGCCACTGTACTGAAATGACAACCTCGAAAGGGTATCATGAAAAGTTCAGAGCTGGATCTAATTACCAAGATGCTGACTGACGTTAGCATCATATGTAATACCTCCATAGATCGCGACCTAGTAACAATTAGGTCGCGGTATGAATGTGAAGGGCTGTCGTTCATCACGATTACCCTCCCGACTTTCGCAAAAGGGCTTGAAAGGGCCCTCGAGCTTGGTCGCATAGAGACATCGCACTTCCCTGCCTTTAACAAGCAGAAGGAGAGCGGGCTAATCCCGAAATTATTCTCGGGTATAACCTCTATGATATTCAATGTAGGTGATGGGACTCTTCGCGAGCACCCCTCCATCGAGGCCATAGATGCAATTAGGCAGGTTTGCCTATCACATCATAAACTGAAAATGGAGTGTACCGATGAGCGTAAAAGTAACGCTGTACGGGCTTTTAAAGCTTGCGAAGAAGATCTTGCTAAAGTTCGTCTTAAATCGTGGAAACATCGCGGTCTTTTCCGTGATGTGTCTCGGTTTTGCTTTGGCGGCGTGCTCAGTGACGTACAGGAAATCCTGTGTCACGGAGAACTCGTCCCCAAGCACGGACCCGGCGCAGT